GGCATTCCGGGTACCCCGCCCATACCAGCCTGTTGCTGGGTTGGGTCAACGTAAGGCATATCCCGAGAGGTATTGCCAATGGGGGCCAAGTTGGGGTTAGCAAGCATTGAATCGGCAAGGTCGGACACGACCGGATCGCGCCCAGTTCCATCACGATATTCGTTAGCGGTAATCAGTCCGTTGCCAAATTCGGTTAAGAGGTATTGCTCACGCTCTTGCTTGGCAAGAATAAGGATTGGGACATTTGAAGTGTCAAACTCAAACCAGTGCTTCTCATCAAGCGGATCAAAACCCCGAGCCAGCATTTCAAGGTGTGGCCCCATGGTTTCCATCCAGAAAACCCGAAGTTCTTCGGCAGCATTTGAGAATGTCCGACCAGAGGCATTGCCAATTACTGATTCAGGGACGCCGAAGGCAGCAAGGATTTCTTCCTTGGTGAGGCGACGCATTTCAACGTAGGCCGCATCACGAGGATTTGATCCGGTATCAATGTAATCGGCACCCTCTTCAGAGGCGATGATGGAAACGGCACCGGCTCGACCGATGTTCCCTCGGAAGCGACTGCGAAGTTCTTCTTTGTCTTCCTCGTCCATGTCGCCGCGCACGACGATCAAGCCACCCGGCCTGCCGTCGTTGATGAGGAAGTTTCGGTTATAGAACTTGGAAAGATTTTCAATTTCAATCGCAACCCCAGCGGCCTCCATTGGAGTCATTGAAAGATATGGGTCCAATGGATGTGGGTGTCGGAACCAAAGAACGTCATCAGGTCGCAAGATTGATTTATTCGGCTGGCCGGGGATGTCAACTTCAAAGCCAGCAACGAACTTCTTGGGGTCTGGAATCGGCGATGTGTGTTGGGGCGGAAGCAAATGCAGGGCTATTGGCCCGCCGTCACGACCCCTGACAATTTCAACAAAAGCCCCACGAGTTGACATAAGGAGCTGGGCCGAAAGCCGGTAGCGGAAGATAAAACTGTTTTCACCAGGATTGGACACCGAATTGAATAACTTCAGAATTTCGTGAGTTTCAACAATCGGGCCAGCGGGGGAGTTGTTTTTGCGAAGTCGAACAGGGAGGCGGGCTTGATTTCCGGCCAAAGCGTCAATGCAGCGAAAAAGCCAAGTGACCTTTTTAAGCCCGTCCGTATAGGCGCGATCAATATCCCACCCGTCGTGGTAGCCACGCCCTGGCTGTAGTGCCGCATTGGTTGTAACTGGAGCGCCGTAAGAAATACCCTTACCGCTGGTCACATTAATTTGCTTATTGCTCGGTGTGTTCCAAGCCATTATTCAGCCCCAAGGATGTAGCCAACGATTCCACAGGTTACGCCAAAGCAGATTAATCCAGCCGGTGGAAAGATCATGGCGACTCCAATGCTTGGTGTAATAATAAAACCAAACATAAGCAAATAAGCAGCAATTGGCCTCCACTGCATCTTGCTAAGTCTTGCGAACGTGGACACGAAGAAGCGTTTGATGGGAGTCAAATTCATTTTCCTATGGTTGATTAGGCTAATCTTGATACTAATCCTAGCGCATCAAGGTGAGCAAAGTGACAGATCAAGACTGGGGAGAAATCCTCAAGTACCTAAAACCGAAGGAACCGTTGTTCTGTCCAGAGCAGCCTTCGGTCCAGCAGCAGGTGTTCCTCAGAACTAATGCAATTGAGGCACTTTTCGGTGGTGCTGCTGGCGGTGGAAAATCAAGTGCTTTGCTTATGGCCGCTCTCCAGTATGTGGATATTCCAAGTTACTCCGCTCTTCTTTTCAGAAAGAGCCTTACCGACTTGACCCTTCCTGGCGCCCTCATGGACCGTTTCCGTGAATGGGTAGCCCCACATGAAGATGTCCGCTGGAACGCTAATACTTATACAGCGGTGTTTCCCTCTGGGGCGCGTATTTCATTCGGTTACCTCAATAACAAAGAGGACTACCTGCGCTACAAGGGCGTTGAAGCCCAGTTCATTGGCATGGACGAAGTAACAGAAATTCGTGAATCTGATTACCGGTATTTGTTCTCCCGACTCCGGCGTCCGTCGTCTGGGCCGCTGAGTCGAGTTCCGCTGAGAATGCGATGCGCTTCAAACCCTGCACCAAATTGGGTTCGTCAGCGTTTCATTGTAGAAGGACGAGAAAAGAACCGGATCTTTGTTCCTTCAAAGTTGACGGATAACCCCGGCGTTGACGCAGCCTCCTATCGGAAAGCCCTTCAGGAACTAGACCCCATTGAGCGGCGTCGCCTTGAGGAGGGTGATTGGTTCGTCACCTCGTTGGGGACCATGTTTAACCGAGAAGACTTTGTGATCATTGATCCAATGGAAGTCCCTGAAATGGTGAACAAAAGTTCCCGAGTAGTTAGATTTTGGGACTTGGCGGCAACCGAACCTTCTGGCTCCAATCCGGACCCAGACTGGACCGTTGGAACCTTGGTGATGTTCACGGAAGGCATTGCCTATGTCCTTGATGTCCGCAAGGGGAGAGTCAGGTCCGACAAGGTTGAGGCTCTGATTAGGCAGACTGCTGACGAGGACGGACCACTTGTATCAATCCGTATGGAGCAAGAACCAGGTTCGTCAGGTAAAGCCTTGATTGACCAGTATGCGCGATACGTGTTGCCAGGTTTTGATGTTCAGGGTATTAGGGCTACCGGAGACAAAGAGAGTCGCGCTCGCCCATTTGCATCTGCTGTGGCGAATGGTAATGTTCGAGTCGTTCGGGCGTCATGGTTGTCAGATTGGCTTGACGAGTTTTCAACTTTTCCCGAATCACTTGCCCACGACGATCAAGTTGACTCTGCGGTGGGTGCCTTTACATTTCTCGCTGGCCTTGGACTTCCACAGCGAAAAATGGCTAGCATCATCCTGTAAGCAGTATTTAACCTACAAACAACTAAAGGTTGATAATGACCGAAGAGTTTGACATTCAGTATTTGCTTGGAGTTATTTACGACCACGTAAATGCTTACGCTGGATCTGACGACCCCGATGACTTGGCTGAACTTCTGATTGTTCTGTCGGAAGCCAAAAGTGAAATTTCAGAAATGTTTGAAATGACAAAAATGCGTTTGGCTGACTTGATGGGCAATGAGGATTTGTACAACTTTGAAGGGGTCACCTTTGAAAAGAAGTACAGCACTCCTCGCAAGACGTGGGATCACAAGGCGCTTACCAACGTTGTTTCCACTCGCATCATTGACATGTCAGTTGACATGGATACTGGAGAGGTAATTAGAACACCTCAGGAAATGCTTGCCGAGCTGGTGAAGTACACGGGAATTTCTTATTGGAAAGTCAAGGAGCTTGAGAAAATTGGAATCAACGCCAACAACTACTGCGAAACCGGCGACGCGAAAGCGAACATCATCATCCGCAAGTAGTAAAACAAAAAAGGAGAATCCGGTCGTGAGTACCGAAGAAATTACGCAAGTTGCAGCAACCGATTACGACAAGATCATGGCGGAACTTGCCGAACCGTTCCCCGCTGAACTGTTGAGAGAAAACACTGCAAAGCGATTGACCTATGTCCCTATTGCAGAAGTGATTGCCCGACTCAATCGAGTTCTTGGCGTTCAGAATTGGTCAACTGAAATCGTTCGCACGTGGCGCGAACCTGATCATCCGGACTGGGTAATTTCTCAGGTTCGTCTGAGCATTCGAATCGGAACGCAGTCAATCGTTCGTGAGGGCATTGGCGGTCAGCAGGTCAAGTTCCGCAAGAGCGGTGATGTCGTTGACCTTGGTGACGAATTCAAGGGTGCCTACTCCGACGCCTTAAAGAAGGCAGCACAGTCGCTTGGCGTTGGCCTTGAACTTGCACGAACCGATGAGGCCCTTGCTTACGCCGAGGGCGCTTATGAAACTCCAGCAGAACCTTCACCGGAAGCAAAACTTTACGCAACGCTCAAGGGTCACATTGATTCCATGCCAGCGGAAGCAAAAACCAAACTCAAGACTTGGTGGAGTTCCGCTTATCCAGATCAAGGCGCTCCCTCAACCACTTCTTCTCTTGAGTCGCTGAATGCTGCGATTGTTGAGGCCGTCAAGATCAGCACTCCTGGCATGGAGTCAGTGGATCCCGAAACGGGTGAAGTCGTCAATGGCTGAACCCCTGATGGTTCAGGGTGAGGTATGTGAATCACCAGCGCACCTGTCACCCTCGTCAATCGGCACTTGGCAGCAATGTCCACTGCGATTTAGATACAGCAGGCTTGACAGAATTCCAGAACCTTCAACACAGGCCCAGATTCTTGGGTCATTTGTGCATGAAGTTCTTGAGTACCTCTACATGGAGCCAACCGAAGAGCGAACGCAGGCAACAGCAAGACGCTTGTCTGCGAAACTTTGGGGCGAAAAGTGGGAGAAAGAAGTTGAGGTGTTAAGCCTCACCGATTCCGAACTCCATAAATTCAGGTGGCAATCATGGTGGTGCATTGAAACACTTTGGGCCATGGAAGATCCCACAAAAGTTGAGCTTGCTGGGGTTGAACAAAAACTTGAAATGAAAGTCGGGGATGCAAAACTTCTTGGCATTCTTGATCGCTACAACCATGACGAGGATGGTCGTGTGGACATCAGTGACTACAAGACTGGCAAGAAGCCTATTCAGCGGTACGAGGGAGAGAAGCGATTCCAACTCACCGTTTATGCCGATTTAGTTCAAAGCACCTTCAATGAACCCGTCAGTGCTGCGGAACTTCTTTACCTCAAGGAAGGGATCCGATGGGTCATCCACCCCTCAGAAGAAGATGTTCTTAAAATGAGGGAAGTAGTCATGAATGTCTGGTCTGAAATTCAAACGAGTTGCGCTTCCGGTTCATTTGAAGCGCGCCTCTCTAAACTTTGCAATTGGTGCAACTACAGAAGTTTTTGCCCAGCGTATAAGGGTTGATATGTTAACTGATGACAATTTTGCTCGACTTGTAGCAGAAGATGTAAAAAACCGAGTTTCCACTGAGCAGGCTGACTATTTGCGTCTTCCTGAGAATATGAGTCGATGGAAGCGTTCTCTTCAGTTGCTTTTGGTGAATCTAGATAGCCAACTTGACGAACTTGCGACTAGAGAAGAATTGGAAGTTCGGAGATACCAAGGATTAGGTGGAGAAGGGGTCAACCTTCTTGCCGAAGTTCAGACCGTCATTGAACAGCGACGACGCAAGGTTATTAAATTCCGGTTCCACGTTGAGAAGCGATTGGATGAAGTAATTCGTCTTAGCAACGCAGTAAGCAAGGATGAAACCAAGCAGTCGGCCAACTACAACCTTTTGCGCTCTGCCATTCAGAAACACAAAGAACTCTTGCTTGATGAAGACTTCTTTGCGACACTTTCTGATGCAGATCAAGACTTAATTGACGAAGCATTATGGGCATCGCTTGATGGCGTATGGGCTTTTGATGAAGTTGAATCAATGCGCGACCGTCAAGGCTGACAATGAAAAAAAAGCCAAGTCGCCCAGTTACTAAGATCGGCATTGCCACTTCCGATTGGTCTGGATCAATGCGCGATGAAAACTTTCACCCAATTATGGGTGGGGCGTGTTGGATTCGCTTTGGTCAACTTGCGCCGTTTGTAAAGAATCATTTTGTTTTTGGGCGGTTGGTTATTTCAAATGGAATGCCCCATGTTCAATCGCTAGATGGACAACTTCATGCCGATTGCTCGTTATTGATTATGCAGCGCAATATGGAGGAAGGCGTCCCTGATGCCATTTCTAACGCGATTGCTTCTGGCCGAAAAATCGTTAACGATGTTGATGATTGGTTTTGGGGGATTCACCCAAACAACAACGCAGCAAAAGCAATTGACCCAAAGCGAAATAAAAAGTCAAATGTTGACTTTTATGAACTTTCACTACAGCGATCATCGCTAGTAACAGTTTCAACGTCTTTTCTGCAGCAAGAACTTGAAAAGCGAAATTGCAGTACTAGGCTTTTAAAAAACCACATTGCTTATAACAATTTTAAGCCTCGGGTTCATAGAAAAGGAATCCCAATTATTGGCTGGTGCGGATCCACGGCCCATCGGTCAAACGATCTGCCAATTTTGACTGAACCGTTTTCTGAACTTAAAAAAACCAAAGAAAAGTTTTTCTTTCATCACACTGGAAGTCATGACGGGGCAAAGTCGTTTGCGTCCGAAGTTGGACTCAAAGAAAAAGATGTGACGAAACTGCCCTTACTGGCCCCAAGTGAATACCCATCGGGATTTTGTTTTGATATTGGAGTAGTGCCACTTAGCGACGTGGATTTCAATGAAGCAAAATCTTGCATCAAGGGCTTGGAGTACGCCGCCGCTGGCGTTCCATTTATTGCTTCCCCGTCACGCGAATACATTGAACTTCACGACGAGTACGGGGTAGGTCGATTGGCAAGTACTCCAGAGGAGTGGGTTCAGCATTTTCTTGAACTTTCAGACTTTCGTGTGAGAACTGTAGAAGCCGCACGCAACAGGCAGTTGGTGATTGATCACTTCGGTCCGCAGGTGATGGCTCGCCAGTGGGATGAATTGGCGTGGGAATAACGTGAGGAAAAGATCAGCAAAAAAAGAGGCTGAATATGCCCTGCGTCGCCCCTTGGTCAAGCGAATGCTTGAGGAAAGTCCATGGTGCCAGGCTTGTCCGGTGTTTGCCGAACACGACGAAAAGGTTACATATAGGCGCAATCAGGCTTGTGATGTTCATGAGCTAAAGCGACGAAGCCAAGGCGGTTCAATCCTTGACGAGGAAAACTGCATCACCGTTTGTCGTCCTTGTCATCAGCGAATTGGCAACTACCCTCAGTTGGCCTTTGACCTTGGACTCGCCAAGCATGGCTGGGAAGACTGATCATGAAGAACATAAAAGTTCTCGGCCTTGATCTTTCATTGACGTCAACTGGTGTTTGTATTTCTGG